TTGAAGAAGCCGTGTCTGAATATTCAAATCATGTAAACCAATATAATATTCAACAAAATATGTTGAGTATAATGGGTTCACCAACAGCTTCAAATCTAACCCATAGAAATATATCAAGTAATATGGGTGGTTTGGTTCAAATTGCTAATGAATATGGAAGTGAGACATTTACAAATGGAAACATAAATTTTTATTCTTCATCCATAGATGTAAAGATAGGACAACAAAAATACAATCTCGATACACTTATCAGAGATATAAAAGTTCCATCTGGTTCAATAGAAATCAAAAAAGTTCACCACTATGGTCCACCAGCATCTATTCGTTTCTATGATCCGTATTTGGGTAATCAGGCGATGTTAGATACTTTTGGATTTGGTGCATATTCAACTGGTGTATCATTCATGTTGATGCCAATGTATGCAGACTTACTTCGTATTCAAGCGATAGAATTTAATGACCTCATGCGTAAATCTGCATTCACATTTGAAATGATAAACAATGAATTAAGAATATTTCCGGTTCCAACAAAAGATTTCAAACTTTGGATTGAATACATTGTAAAGGAAGAGAGGTCTAATCCATTGAAATATCCAAATGGAACTGTATCTGATATATCAAATGCACCATATCAACATATGAAATACCAACATATAAATTCAGTTGGTCGTCAATGGATATTCAAATACACACTTGCTCTTGTTAAAGAAAATCTTGGATATATTCGCGGTAAGTATGGTAGTATTCCAATTCCAAATGGTGAAACATCATTGAACGCTGGTGATTTATTAACGGCAGCTGGAACTGAGAAACAAGGTTTGGTTGAAGAATTGAGAACGATGTTAGATACAATGACTCGTGCTAAATTATTAGAGGCAAAGAGAGCAGAAACAGAACACTTGAATGTTAGTTTAAATGGAACACCTTTAGCAATTTACATAGGATAATACAATGCCATTATTTCATGGAACACGAGATGCAGGACTTGTTCATAAGTTCAATATGGAATTGGTTGCGGATGTAATTGATACAGAAGTTGCGGTGTACAAACTTTCTTTGGAAAATACAAAAACAAATTTGTATAACGAATCAGATAAAAAAGTTTACCATAGTCCTGTAAAAATGGTTGCTCTAATAGCAAGAGAGGCACAGGCGTATGAAGGAACAGAGTTTGGACAAGATTACCAACAATCATGTACATTTTCATTTATACGAGAATATCTAAAAGAATTAGATTTATTCGTTGAAGTTGGTGATGTTATTGAGTACAACGGTGAATGGTGGGAAGTTGATCAAGTTCAAGAGAATCAATATTTCGGTGGAAAAAATCCAGATTATTCGTTTGCAACGGATAGATGGGGTCATAATGTTTCTATAATAGCATCAACCCACTTGACAAGACGATCAAGAATACAAATAGAAGAATTTAGACCGTCAATACCAAATGACAATAATGATATACCGAGTAACATATAATGAATAATTCAAGTAAATATAGAAAACCACCACTTCGTAGAACTCGTGATAGTTTTATCGATGATAGAAATTCTATTCAGAATCCAAGAACAGACCTTGGGGATTTTAGACATTTACAAACTCGTAGAGATAAAGATAAAACAAGAAGTCTTGGTATAACTTTATATGATATAGATTTTGCTATAAAATCATTTATCGATCAAAAAATGCAGATACGAGTTGAAGACGGTAGTGAATATATTACCGTTCCAACAATTTATGCCAATTCTGAAAAATGGGCGTCAATTCAAAAGGATGGATTTCTCAAAGATAAAAAGGGAAAGACGATCGTTCCGTTGATAACATTTCGTAGATCTTCCGTTGCAATTAAAAATGAAATGAGAAGAAATAAAGTTGCAAATGTAAATCAAATTGCATACATAATGCGTCATAAATATAATACATCAACACCGTATGATAAATTTAGCACTCAATATGGTGCAAAGAAACCATCCGAATATTTTATGACTCCTATGCCTGATTATGTGGATGTTTCCTACGATTTTATTATTTGGTGTGAATACCAAAACCAACTAAATTATATTGTAGAAAATTTCATTTATTTTAGTGGTCAATCTTTTGGCGATAAAAACTTCTTTAAGTTTTCAACCAATATGGATAGTGTTTCTATGGAAGACAGTAACACAACAGGTCAAGATAGAGTTGTTCGTGCTACTTTTCAAATAACAGCACACGCTTATTTATTACCAAAAGATGTTGCAGCTCAAACAACAACAAAGAGATTGGTAACTGCAAACAAAATTGTTTTTGTATCTGAGGCATTTAGTGATATAAATTCTGTACTCGGTAGAGAAAAAACAGAGTTGGTTCAAAATAGTGATGAATTTAATTCATTTAATTCTGATGCCCGTAGATTATTGGGTGTAGGACAAAACGAAAAAGGATTCAGAAAATTGAATAAGGATTTTGAAGAAGAACTAAAATATTATGAACAAAAAATGAAAAGATTAACAAATAGATCAACTGAAGGATCTCCAGGAATATACCCACAAGAATTTGATGATTCTAATGAATAAATGGTATTATAGAATTTTAAAAACATATTTATAGATGTTACATTTACTAATTTAATAAGAGGTTTTTTATGTCAGAAGTTACGGCACAAAACACAGAAAAAGATTTTTCACAAGAAGATGTGGAATCAGTAAAATCACTTCAATCAAAATATGCAACAACAACTGCTCAAATCGGTCAAGTTGAAATTGAATTACATTTGTTGAATAAGAGATTGGAAGAAATATCAACATTCAGAACTGAATTGTTTGATAGATATAGCAAATTACAAGAAGAAGAAAAGTCACTGGTATCTTCATTAAATGAAAAGTACGGTGATGGAGTTTTAGATTTAGATTCTGGAAAATTTATTCCAACCAAAGCATAGTTTGAGGTTTTTAACTCATATTTATATGAGAATTCAATTCTATAATTTTATGGAGATAATAAGTGGCTAATGAAAGAATTGTAAGTCCTGGAGTGTTTACCAATGAAAATGACCTATCATTCCTTCCACAAGGAATTGGTGCCATTGGTGCTGCTCTCATTGGACCCACGATGAAGGGACCTGCATTTGTCCCAACCGTAGTAAATGGTTATGGTGATTTTGTTACCAAATTCGGTGGAACTTATGAACAATCATATTTACCATATACTGCTAAAAACTATCTAAATAATGCTGGTAGTGCAACAATAGTTCGTGTACTTGGTTCAGGTGGATATTCCGTAAAGCATCCTATTGCACTTGTTGCAACAGGTTCTTGGGGTAAGAAACTTATATCATTATTGCACCCTACTTTTGTTGTAACAAATAGTGATTCCGATTCTTTATTTGCGAAGTCAGCGATTTCTGCAAATGCAAGCGGTAGTTTTGTATTAACTGTATCTGGTGGATTTACAACAGATGTTTCTTCATTTACAAATGCAACCAGTGAAAACGGTCTTGCTTTCAGTTCTTCTATTGACCCTGAAAATACTTCATTTGTAGGTGATTTATTCGGCTATAATCCTTACGGAACTCATGCCGTTTACAATTATGTTAATTTCAAAAAACAAGCATCTGCTTCTTTGGCAGCTGATGGTGCAACTACTATCTTGATTGAAACTGGTTCTGCTGGTTCTCCTTGGGATTTCACAACAGATTATCTTGAAGCATCTACACCTTATGTGACATCACAAAAAGTTGGTGCTATCAAACAAGATCTTTTCAAATTCCATACACTTTCTCATGGTATTCATGCTAACTATGAAGTAAAGGTTGGTATTGCAAATATTCGTCCTGCTGGTACAATCGCTGGTTCTGAATATGGTGATTTTGATGTTGTTGTTAGATTTGTTGATCAATCTAAACTTCCACAAACACCATTCACATCAGAAGACGAAGATATACGCCCATCAGTAGTAGAACAATTTAAGTGTAATCTTGATCCAAATTCTCCAAAATATATTGCAAGAGCAGTTGGTGATAGATATATTACAATTACTGATGAAGGTAAAGTTGTTGTAAATGGTGACTATTCTAACAAATCAAAATATATTCGTGTTGAAGTAACAGAAGCCGTTGCAAATGGTGCAATATCTCCAAATCTTGTTCCTTTTGGTTTCCGTGCTCCTATTTCTCCAATACCAAGTGCATTCACACAACCAGCCGCTGCAACTTATGTTTCAGCACAATCAGTTGGTGGTGCTTACAATAGACGAGTATATTGGGGATTCAACTATGACTTCTCTAATACAGATAACTTTAACTATCTTCGTCCATTACCTATTGCAGCTAATCAAACAACAGGTAGTAACATAGACTTCTACTTGGGTGATTACGAACAAAATCCTGGTGCAAATTTCCCATCAAGTGCAACTGCATATAGTTCTTCAATCGATTTGACAACTAATACTGCTCTTGACACTCGTAAATTTATGCTGCCATTCCAAGGTGGATTTGACGGTCACAAGCCAAATCTACAAAAGAAAACAGGCGTACATATCGTAGCTGGAAATACACAAGGATTTGATATATCAACTACTTCTGCTGATGGATATACTGCTTACAAGAAGGCCATCGATACAATTTCAAATGCAGATGAATTTGATATTAACATGATTGCAACACCTGGTGTATTACACCAATTACATTCATCAGTAACAACTTATGCCGCTGATATGTGTGAAAATCGTGGTGATGCTTTCTATGTAATGGATTCAACTGGAATCTCTGATAATATTGCAACTGCAGTTTCTACAACCGAAGGTTTAGATACAAACTATGCGGCTACATATTATCCTTGGGTTAAGATTCTTGATTTCGATAGAAACAAACCAATTTGGGTTCCACCATCTGTTGTTCTTCCTGGTGTGATTGCATTCAATGACCGTGTTTCTGCTGAATGGTTCGCTCCTGCTGGTTTGAATCGTGGTGGTCTTACAGAGGTCGTTGAAGTTAAAACACGATTAACACAAACAGAAAGAGATACATTGTATGAGGCAAGAATCAATCCTATCGCAGTATTCCCATCAACTGGAGTATGTGTATGGGGTCAAAAGACACTTCAAGGTCGTCCATCTGCTCTTGACCGTATCAATGTTCGTAGATTGTTGATTGCTGCTAAGAAGTTTATTGCTTCTTCTACAAGATACCTTGTGTTTGAACAAAACACATCACAAACAAGAACTCGCTTCTTGAATATTGTGAACCCATATCTTGAATCAATCCAACAACGCCAAGGTTTGTATGCTTTCCGTGTTATCATGGATGAAAGTAATAATACGCCGGATATTATTGACCGTAACATTCTTTACGGACAGTTGTATCTACAACCTGCAAAGACTGCTGAATTTATTATTCTTGACTTCAACATTCAATCAACAGGTGCGGCATTCCCAGGTGCTTAATTAAAATAAAGGGGAGATGAAATACTCTCCCCACTTTTTTTGAAAAGAATATATTTATACTTAAAGGATATTTAAAATTTGGAGAAATAAATGGCTGAATTACTCGATCCCACGGAAGTGTTTTTTACCCCGTTTGAGCCAAAATTACAAAACCGTTTTATCATGTATATCGAGGGTGTTCCTGCCTATTTGGTAAAAGGTGCAGGTCGTCCAAACATAAACTTTAACCCAATCACGCTTGATCATATTAACATCAAACGCAAGGTAAAGGGTAAAGGTGAATGGCAAGATGTTAGTATAAAACTTTATGATCCAATCGTTCCTTCAGCTGCTCAGGCAGTTATGGAATGGGTTCGTTTATCACACGAATCAGTAACAGGCCGTGATGGTTATTCTGACTTCTATAAGAAAGACATTACACTCCATGTTCTTGGACCCGTTGGTGATAAAGTTGAAGAATGGACATTGAAAGGTGCATTTATTACTGCAACTACATTTGGTGAAATGGATTGGGCAAACGATGCGTTTGTTGAGATTTCTCTCACACTCGCTTATGATTATGCTATCTTACAATACTAATTTAGATTATATTTTTATTTTTAGACTAAAATAGTAATAATCATCGGATTTAAAAAAATTGCCCTATATTTATTAGCAGTAATGTTAATGAATATAGGGTTTTATTTTTTGTTATGTCACTTCAAAAAAGAACTGTTCTTGTAACAGGTGGTTGTGGTTTTATAGGTAGTAACTTTATTCACATGATGTTAGATGATATTCAGTCTGATATTAGAATAATAAATTTGGATTTACTCACCTACGCTGGTAATTTACAAAATGTTAAAAAATTTATTGAAAATGACGATAGACATATATTCGTACATGGTGACATCTGTGATACAGAATTTGTAAAAAGTATTTGTTCATTTTACAATGTAGAAGGTATAATAAATTTTGCTGCAGAATCTCATGTAGATAGGTCAATTACGGATGAAAAACCATTCATAGATACTAATATTATTGGAACTGTATCTTTATTGACGGTTGCTAAGGATTTGAACTTAAAAAAGTTTGTTCAAGTATCTACCGATGAAGTCTATGGCAGTTTAGAGTTATATTCACACGAAAAATTTACCGAACAATCACAAATTAAACCAAATTCATCTTATTCAGCAGCAAAATCAGCTGCAGATGGATTTGTCCGTGCTTATTATCATACACACGGTGTTCCTACTGTGATAACTCGTTGTTCCAACAACTACGGTCCACGCCAACATACTGAAAAATTGATACCACTAATGATTACAAATGTATTAAATAGTAAAAAACTGCCAATATATGGTGATGGATTGAATGTTCGTGATTGGATTCATGTAGATGACCATTGTAGAGCGGTATGGCTTGCATACGAGAGAGGAAAAAATGGAGAAGTTTACAACATAGGTTCGGATAATGAGTGGTCTAATGGTGAATTGGTAAAAGAAATACTATCCATCATGGGTAAGCCGGAATCAGAAATAATCTATGTTGAAGATAGATTAGGCCATGATAGAAGATATGCCATCGATTCTACAAAAGCAAAGGAAGAATTGAATTGGAAACCTTTGATAAATTTTGAAGATGGTATAAAATCAACAATAGATTGGTATATTTCCAACTAAATTATATTTATTAGTAATAAAATGTGTTATTTTAAAATGTTATAGGATTAGTTATGACAAAAATTCCAACTGGCTACAATGTGGCCAACGATCAATCAGTTTCCGATGCAGATATTAAAGCCCAACTTTTATCTGAGCACAAACAAACGGAAGTGAAAAAATCAAAATTCCCAACGGAAATAGTTCCATTGCCTTCAAAGGGTTTGTTGTATCCAGAAGGACATCCATTATCAAATGGAACGATTGAAATGAAATATATGACTGCAAAAGAAGAGGATATATTAACATCACAAAACCTTATTAAACAAGGTGTTGTGTTAGATAAGTTGTTTGAGTCTTTAATTATTACCCCAATCAATTACAATGATTTATTTGTAGGTGATAAAAATGCAATTATGATTGCAGCCAGAATTTTAGGTTATGGTAAAGAATATACAGTAGAAGTAGATGATCCATTTTCTGCTGGTAATAAACAAAATGTTACAATAGATTTAACTCAAATAGAGCACAAGGAGGTCGATTACACGCCGTTTGAGAACAGAAACAATCAGATTGATTATACATTACCTATTTCTGGAAGAACCGTAACATTTAGACTAATGACACACGGAATTGAAAAAGAAATTCAAAGTGAAATAAAATCTATGAATAAGACCTTGATTAAATCCGGAATAGATAGGGAATTAACAACAAGACTCAAACATCTTATTGTTGCAGTTGATGGTGAGACTGGTAGAGCCACTATAAATAATTTTGTAGATAACGAACTTTTTGCTGCAGATTCGAGAGCATTGAGGTCATTTATGAAAGAAATTTCACCTGATGTAGATATGACCTTCACATTTATTTCAGAAGTAACTGGTGAAGTAAAGGAGATGGAGATACCGATTGAGGTATCGTTTTTTTGGCCTACCAACTAACTATAAACTAAGTTTACATGAAGAAATTTTTTCTTTGTGTTACTATGGAAAAGGAGGATTCACTTGGTCAGATGTATATGAATTGCCAATATATTTGAGAAGATTTTATATCAATCAAGTGAAAAAAGCGGTAGATGAAAGAAATAAACAAGAAGAAGAAGTGGTAAAGACAAAAAAACCTTTACCGCCAAGTTTCGGAAAGGCTCCTCAAAAATGATAAATTAAAGGTTTACATATTTATAGAATATGTAAACTTTTTTGTTTTTACCCATATTGGTAGAATGAATGGCTTCTGATAACGATAAAAAAATTGAACAACAGATAAACGATCTTCTTTCTGAAAGAAAAAAATTAGATCAAGAAATTCTTGGTCTAAAAATACAAATGCAATCGGAAGATAAAAAATCCGTTGCAAATATAGAACAGATGATAAAGTTGGAATCTCTGCGTTTGAATAATGTGGAGAAAGAGGAAGCTGTCCGTAAAAGGATAAGTGATATTCAAAGTGAAACACTTGAAACAACTACATCAATAAATACAGAACAAAAGACAACAAACGATGGTGTAAAATATTCATACGATTTGTCATCCAAGTTAAATACATTAAAGGGAAACATATTATATCGAACAGAAAGAATAAAAGAAGAAACCCACGAAACAAAAGTTTTAAATGCCGCGGTAAACGAAAACTCTAAAAAACAACTTGGATTCATTTCAAATATAGAAACTGTGTATGGTGGAATTGCAGAAAAAATGAAAGTAGGTTCTGAATCAGCATTTGCTAGTTCAGAACAAACTGCAAAGTATACCGGTATATTGGAAAAGGCAGCTGAAACAACACAAGATATGGTTGGTTATGAACAACAAATTGTTGAGGCAAAAGCAAAGGGTGAGTCGGTTGATTTATCACCCCTATTAAAAGCTATCGATTTAACAAAGGCAAGAGTTCAAATTGCATACGATGAAGGGAAAATAACAAGTTCACAATACGATGAATTGATGTCCGGCGAAAATTCTTTGGTCGGTATGATGCAAAATCGTGTCAAAGTATTGGAACAAAGTAATAAACAACTTGAAAAACAAGCTGCACAAACTGGAATTGTAAAAGATGCATTTGGTGAATTAAACTTAAATGCAGCCGGATTGGTTAGCAAATTACCTGCCGGTGATAAGATAAATAAAATAATGAATATCAAAGGAAATTCCGATGATATGAACAAAAGATTCACAGAGGCAATTAAGAGTGGATTAGAAGGTAACTTTAAAAAGGCATTTACCAGTGGAGCGGCCGGTCTCGGTTCTATGGTAAAAATTGCTGCTAAATTACCACTTGCTATCGGTATAGGTGGATTGGTCGGTGGAATTGGTATGTTGGTAAAGGGATTCACCGCTCTTGATCAACAAATTGCCGATATGGGTAAACAATTTTCTATGTCTTATGAGGGTGCCGCTAAGTTGTATAAAAATACAAACCGAATGGCAACGGAAATGAAAATCACTGGTATAAACTCAAAAGAAATTGCAGAGGGTATAGAAGCAGCCAGTGAGGCAATGGGTGGTATTGATATTGCAGCTCAAATAAATGCAGGTAATAAAGAAGCAGAAAACTTCGCAAAACAAACAACCGTATTAACCAAACAGTTTGGATTGAGTGCAGACGAAGTTGGAAAGATTAAAGACCTTTCTGTTATGACCGGCAAATCAATGGATGACCTTGTAAAAGAAACGGTTAAGTTGGGTGGTAGCACTTTTAGTGCAAAACAAACGATGAAAACTCTCGCTGCAATCCCACCACAAGTTACAGTAGCGTTTAAGGGTTCAACAAAAGAACTTATTGCTGCTGCTCAAAAGGCAAAAATGTTGGGTATGGAATTGAGTCAAGTTCAACAGATTGGTCGAGGTATGTTAGACATAGACCAATCACTTGCATCAGAAATGGAAGCAAGAGTAATAACTGGAAAAGACTTGAATTTAGATGCGGCAAGACAATATGCATTAAATGGTGACATCTACAATCTTCAAGAGGAATTGTTGAATCAAGCCGGTTCATTAAAAGACTTCCAAAAGATGAATGCACTTCAACAAGAATCTATGGCGAAGGCAATGGGTATGTCTGTTGAAGATATGACAAAGATGCTCACCAACGCAGAAAAAATGAAGAATATGAATATAGATGCAGACTATGCAAAAAGATTGGATGATATGGAAACTGCAGCCGATTTGGAAAAGGAAGCTGGAAAGGCAAGGTCAAAAGAACAAAAAGACTATATCATGCAACTTGCTGCTGAAAAAAGGTCTGCAAGTATAAAAGAAAAGATGGCAGATATTCTTGAAAAGATTAAGGCAAAGATGGCACCGATTGTTGAAAAAATAATGACAATGGTTCATGGTCTTTTTGATGGTGCAAAAGGGGCATCATCATTTGAAAAGATAATTGATGGTATCGATGTTGATGCAATAGTTGCCGGATTAAAAGATGCTTTACCAAAAATAATGGAAGCGGTAAAAAAGTTAATTCAGAACTTACCAGATATTATTAAATTTGTTACAAAAATAGTAGATAAGTTTGCAGGTATTGCTTCAGGTGGAGCTGGTCTATTATCATTCATAAATCCGTCAGTTGCAGGTTTTGGTGCTATGGCATTAAAAGTTGCTGGTCCAGGTGGTATTGCGGCCGGTTTCAAACTCGCTGGTACGGGTGCAATGGGATTATTTGGTGTTGTTAAGGGTCCATTGACAGAAGGTATTGGTAAACTTGCAGGTGGAATAACTGGAAAATTAGGTGGGGCATTTGGTAAGGTTGGTGAAAAGGCAAGTGGAATGTTAGGGAAGGCCGGCGGAATGCTTAGTAAAATAAAAACACCCGGTAAACTCGGTGATGATGGTGCTGGTGCATTATTAGACAAACAAAAAGATACATTAGGTAAAGCCGATAAAATGGGGGATAAGGCATCATCTATGGGTAAAAAGATTGCAGATTTTGGAAAGGGATTGGGTAGTGCTTTGAAATCAGTCGGTAAAGGAATTGGTTCTGCATTTGAAGGAATATTGACTGGATTAGGAAAAGGTTTGGAAGCATTGGGTAAATCATTAGCAACAATGACTCCAATCGGACCAGTTGCCGTTGCGGTTGGTTTGTTCTTTCTTGCATTAGGAGCATCTCTCTTAATGGCTTCACCTGCAATTAAAGCAATAGCACCTGTATTGATGAAATTTGCTGAAGTTTTGGGAACTGTATTGGTGAAGGCGTTAGAGGTTGCAGGACCAATCATACAAAAGGTAATTGAAACTGTTGGTAAAGTTTTGATTGCATTTATGCCCGTATTGATGAAAGTTGCTGAAGTTTTAGGTGGTGTATTTATTGCAGCAATACAACAGATTGCACCGATAATAAAATCAGTATTTGAAGGTATTGCAACTGTAATAAATTCTATTGGTGATCAAATAGTAAAGGTTATAGATTCAATCGGAAACAATATCGTAAAGGTTGTAGATAAACTCTTATCAGTTGCTAATTTGGATCCTGGAAAATTAGTTGCAATCGCCGCTGGTATAGGTGTATTGGGTGGTGCATTACTTGCATTCGGTGGCGGTAGTGGAATTGGTTCTATTGCGGAAGGTCTTGGTAGTTTAGTCGGTGGCGATAGTCCGATAGACCAATTATTAAAAATAATGGATAAGGTTGATCCAAAAACAATAGGTGCAGTTGTTGCAGGTATTGCTGGAATTGGAACTGCCATGAAAGTCATGGCTGATAATTTGGGTAACATAGATGGAAGTAAGTTAGAAGAATTTGGGAACTCATTAAGTGGACTGATGAAAGGAATTGGTGGTGGAGCACTAATGGAGGGCGTTGGCAAAATGTTGGGTGGTGAAAGTCCACTTGCACAAGTACAGAAATTGATAACATCATTAGATCCACAAAAATTATCTGCTGTATCAAAGAGTTTAATAGAAGTTTCAAATTCATTAAAAACCCTTGCAGAAACTATAAGTAAAATGGATGTTGATAAACTAACACAAGTAATGGATAAAGTTGGTGGAACCGGAATGGGTTCATCGATAACAAAGGCAGTTGGTTCTATTATGGGTGGGATAACTTCTTTATTCGGTGGAGGAGGAGAAAGTAAACCAAAGGCACAGGCAGTATCACCTGTTGCAGTAACAGCAACATCAACTGCAAGTATGAGTGGACAAACTACATCATCACCTGCATCGAAAACTATGGGTGGTAGTGCACCTGCAAAAGATAATTCAAATGTTGTTGCTGAAAAATTAGATAAACTTATTTCTATATTGGGTGCAATGTCTACACAACCTACTGTTATTAAGATTGGTGACAGAACAGTTGAAGAGTTAAAAACTCAAATAGATTTCAAAAAGGCATATAACATTGGTGTTGATAATAGTTATGGTCGTAAACTTTAATAATCCGTTAGAGTGTATATTTATATGTAAAATTAGGAAAGTCATAGATGTCATTAGTAGATTTAAAATCGGATTTATCAAAATATCGTTCCGAAGTTTCTGGAAAAGAAAAGAATACTCCAGAAGCATCTAAGGCAACTGATAGTAAAAACTTTGCAACGCTACAACCTATCACAGATAAACTTGCACAAATGTCTCCCCAAATTTCAAGACCTAATCAAACAAGTCTTGCAGATATGTTTCAAAAAACAAATTTGGATGATATAAAACCATTAAAGACATCTCCAATAGAAAGTAAACTAAATTCAACAAATCTTGATGATATTGTAAAAAAGACAGCAGAGAATCTTCTTATTAACTCGGTGTCTGAATTTTCACCAACAAATTTTGAATTTGACACACCAAGTTTAGTTTCAGTTTCAACAAGTGATGTTGCTAAAAAATTCAATGAAATTAGAAAAACTGGATTTACAAGTAGACTAACATCATCGGAAATAGAAATAAATAAGAGTATTGCCGGTACTAATAATAATGAATCTTCTATATCAATAAACAGACCTAATCAGACATTTGAAAGGGCATCAACTACTCCTGATATAAACAAGAATGTTTCAGATGCAACCGATAATATTACTAATCCAGATGTAAATATAAACAGACAACCGTTATCATTAGATAGAGAAGAACAATCACCAAATATTTCTAAGAATACAAATGAGGCAACTGATAACATTCAGAATCCAAAAATTGTAATAAATAGAAAGCCATTATCGATTGACCGTCAAAAAGAATCTGTGATAATAAGTAAAGATTTACTTTCACCTATAAACAATATTGTAAATCCAGATATTGCATTACAAAGAACGGTTTTAAGTGAAGACAGAACAAAACAATCTGCTGATATTTTCAAAGAAAACTTACCGTATGGTTACATAACAATACCTGAAATAAATCCACTACTAAGTGATTTGTCAAGTGTTCATTTGAAAGATGAATCCCTATTTAACATAGATTCAAAACCAAAACCATACAATCAAGTATCTATATTATCAAATACAGAACCTTTAATTAAACCAGATTTAACAAAATATGATCAACAATCTTCTATGTTGGTTGATACGAGTTTGTATAATGCTGATAATATAGTTAGAACAAATCCTTCTGGCAGAAATGATGATCCGAGTAAATCATTATTTTCAATAGTTGGAACACAAGAAGTAAACTTTTTCCCAAATATAAATGCAGATGGTTTCACTGCAAATCAATCAATAGGTGATAGTAAATTTATATCTGATTCAAAATTTGGATGGTCTGGAAAAACCGCTCAAGCACCATCTGTAAATTATATCTCTGATATAAATTCTGTTGGTTTCAAAACATTTACTGCTCCGTTAAGTAGCGGTTATGTTGTAAACAGTTCAAAGTTTGGTTTCATTAAAACACCAGAGGTTGATTTCTTTGATGGTGGAAAAAAATATGCAACTGTTGGTTTTAAATCATTCACAAGACAATTTGAAACTGCATATAAAACAGATTCTTCAGCATTTACTTGGACAGGAAAATCCGATGCTGCCTTAGAAGTAAATTACTTTGATGTAAATAATACAAATACAACTTCTGGTTTTCATAAACTTGCACAACTATATGATACAAAATACATAGTAGATTCTTCACAATTCGATTGGGATGGTGGAAGAGAATCTTCACCAGAATCAAATTACTTTGATATAACCGGTCAGTACACAACTGCTGGTTTTCATAAGTTTGCTCAAATATATGATACAAAATATATTCCTGAATCTTCACAATTTGATTGGGATGGTTCGAGAGAAGGTTCTCCACAAACGAATTATTTCGATATATCTGGACAATATGTAACTGCTGGTTTTCATAAGTTTGCTCAAATCTATGATACCAAATATATTCCAGAAGTATCTATCTTCGATTGGGATGGTGATAAAAATAGTGCACCAGTTGTCAATTATTTTGATATATCAGGATTACATTCAACTGCTGGTTTCCATTCCTTTGCACAATTATATGACACAAAATATATCGCTGAATCATCGGTGTTTGATTGGGACGGTGCTAGAACGGATGCACCAGTTGTCAATTACTTTGATTTGACTTCTATAAGCACAACTGTTGGATTCCATTCATTTGCTGCTTTATATGATACAAAGTATATTCCAGAGGCATCTATTTTTGATTGGGACGGTGCTAGGTCTTCTGCACCAGTTGTCAATTACTTTGACCTTACTGGAAAAAATACAACCGTTGGATTCCATTCATTTGCTGCATTGTACGATACAAAGTACATTGCAGAATCTTCCATTTTTGATTGGGACGGTGCTAGAACGGATGCACCAAGAGTTAATTACTTTGACCTTACTGGTAAAAATACAACGATAGGTTTCCATACATTCGCACAGTTATATGATACAAAGTATGTTCCAGAATCTTCTATTTTTGATTGGGACGGTTCAAGAAGTGATGCACCATTTGTAAATTACTTTGACATAACAGGTAAGAATACAAATGCTGGATTCCATACATTCGCACAACTATACGATACCAAATATGTACATGAATCTTCCATTTTTGATTGGGATGGATTTAGAGTAGATGCGCCATTTGTAAATTATTTTGACATTACTGGTAAGAATACAAATGCTGGATTCCATACATTTGCTCAAATATATGATACCAAATATGTACACGAATCTTCCATTTTCGATTGGGACGGTTCAAGAAGTGATGCACCAAGAGTTAATTATTTCGATTTAACTGGTAAAAATACTACAATCGGTTTCCATACATTTGCTCAAATATATGATACCAAGTATGTTCACGAGTCTTCTGTTTTTGATTGGGATGGTTTTAGAACAAGTGCACCCGAAGTTAATTACTTTGATATAGGTGGTAAGTTCACTAAAAAGGGATTCCATAGACTTGCTGAAAAATACGATACGAAGTACATAAAAGAATCATCCGAATTTGATTGGGATGGTGGAAGAAGTGCGGCACCGGAAGTGAACTACTTTGACTTGTCAGGTAAGTTTAGTAAAAAAGGATTCCATAGACTTGCAGAAAAATACGATACTAAATACATAAAAGATTCTTCTGAATTTGATTGGGACGGTGGTAGAGCTGCAGCTAAAACTGTTGATTTCTTTGGAAATGAGAATGCTCCTGGATTTACAAAATTTCCAAAGGCATTAGAGTCGGAATATAAAAAAGATATTTCAAAATTTACATTTAAAGGAAATCAACCTACTCCTATAAATTATTTTCCAGATAGTTTCAATAAAGGGTTTACATTAAAGGCGGCAAAACTTGAAAGTGAATATATTGAAGATAAAAGTGAATTTACATGGAAAGGTGGCAGAGATGCCGCGGCATCTGTTAATTTCTTAACAAATGAAAAAGGTGGAGGGTTTACAACTTTTGCTGCTCCGTTAAACACAGAATATGTAACTGATATATCACAATTTACATTTCAAGGTGCAAGGAGTAATGCTCCATCAGTTGATTATTTGGTGAATACAAGTGCAGCTGGATTTAACTTATTCCCAGCATTGTTAGAAACTAAATACAAAACTGAAACAAGTATTTTTGCATGGAATGGTGGAAGGTCTGAGGCACCACAAGTAAACTATATCACAGATGAAGCTGGTTCTGGATTTACAACATTATTGTCACCATATCAATCTTTTTATACACCTGATTTTGGTAAGTATAATTGGAAAGGTAGTAGGTCTGATGCACCAAATGTAAAATATTTTGGTATAAGTCCTATCGTAAGAAATCAAATACCAAATGGTGATTCGGTTCAGCGTAGTACAATGGTGGATAGTGGATTCACAACATTCTTTGATAATAAGGCAAATACCCAATTATCATCTGGATATTCATCACTATCAACTGAATCCGGTAAAAATAAATCTCCGATAAACGATATACCGGCAACGAACTTCTTTGGATATACACCAATACAAAATCGTGGATTCATGGTTAAAATGAACTCTTTTGGTGAAACACTTTATCCGATAATTAAACAAGAGTTGCCATACGATACAGATATTGCTTCAAGAAATACCATAGAATCTGCAAGAAACTCTGGTGGTATTATTATATCTGATAGAGAAAAATATACACCAGTAACTATGGTTAAAAAGGCATGGACAACTGGTGGTGTTTTTGCATCATTAACTAATCAAGTTCCTGTTTCAAAAGTAAAGGCAGAATCAAGTTACTATGGAAACCCGTATGCCAAAACGATGAATGATGTAACCGAAAATAAAGGTTATTTGGCAAAATGGGCAATTACAAGAAATTCACCATCACCTTTGGATTTACAATATACTAAATTTAATCTAAGAGATGATGCTTACAATAAAGATTTTGGTTTTGATCAACCTTATGTTTTGAGGGATATAGGACAACGATGGGGATTTGGTATTGGATTTGACGAAGGACTTGTTCGTG